GCATCGCAACTTCTATACTGGGCTTCAGCTATCCGGGTAAGGCCGGTAGCGTTGTGATAGGACGAGGACGCCTGATTATAGGCCGGGACATCCTGTACCAGATCGTCAGTATCAATAATCATCTTATAGCCATAGGCGGCCTGTCCCGCACGGAAGGTGGCCACTTCCTTGCCATCCACCGTCAGGCCATAGACAACCACATCAGCGCCATTCACGGCCATGTTGAAGTAGTCTAGTGCTTGATCAATATTCCGGACCTGTCCCTGCTCACCATACGGACTACCCTTGACTTCAACGTCATGGCCCATGCGCTGCATTGCGGTCATCCAGTTGTTTATGCGAAACTGGGTACTCGCGCTATTGGCTGCCCTAAATCCGACTATTCTCATTTACGCCTCCGGGGAATTGCGAATATCTGAGCTTCTATGCAGCTTTTGGTACGGGCGGAACCCCGTATAGTCCAGTGGGGAGTCAATAGTTTCTTCCATTGAGTCATGGTTGAGCAATTAACCGCATGTGCGATATTCTGCAATGTTTGATCCCTTGTCTCAAGCGGCAGTATAAAAGCGCAACCACGCTTGACCACGCGGGATATCTCCGATATAGCCTTATCCACATCGCGGGTATGCTCAAGGGTGTGGCTGCAAAAGCCCCAGTCGATTGAGTTATCCGGTAACGGGATGTCCTCAAGGAAACATTGAACCGTATCTAGCTTATACTCTCTATGTGCAAACGCTATCCGGCGCGGCTCGCAATCAATCACCGTTGGCCTGATGCCATGTCGCCGGTAAAACTGGTGTGCCGCAAATCCGTCGTTCCCGCCGAAATCTGCAATAGTGTCATTATGGAATAACTCGCCAGTAGCGAGTAGGGTATCTCCCACGCTCATGAACTTCAGTGCCGCCGCTTCACCCCACGCGGTATCGTGACTCCACGAGGAGTCGGTAGCTTGATCGCGCACATACTGATCATCGTTATCCCACGAGCGGATAATGCTGGGTTTATTCACCCCGCTTCTCCAGCTTGACTAGCCTAAGAACAAATACGTCGGGGATCGAGTCATTATGTATTCTCCCGGTAACTCCGGTGATATCTCTAACCCCACCAACATTGAATCCGGCAAGCTCGGCTATTCTGCCGAGGCTATTCTGGCTATAAATGCTATTCCTACCGCAGCCGGGGTAAATATCCCGGTTGGGCTCACTTAGCCAAACAATGCCACCGACCCGCAAAACCCTATGGCATTTCTCGACAAACTTGATACTATCAACATAGTCAAATTGGCTCAACATCCCGATACAGTGAATTGCCGCAACTTCAGTCCACGGCCAGTCATCTCGGAGTAAATCAAACTTGTAGACATTCGGCCCGCCGAGTATATCCACCGTAGTCCAGTCACGGGAATTGTGCGGGTTGCTTCCGAATATAAGGTGGAGGCCCTCTCCGTTACTGAGCTTTTCCCACTTGGGGATCTGGAGACTCCTCTCGATTTGCAACTGCATTACTAATGAACCTCTTTGGCGCTCACGATTACCTCGGAAATGAATTTGTATTCACTGCCAATTGGAGGACTGGCCCACTTCTCGTATGCCTCGGCCAGCCCGGTATTGGCATATGGCTGGATATGGCCGTGCAGGCGCGTAAGCCCGTCATCCCGGATCTTCAAATTGTAGATATAGTGAGGAATCTCACTGGGCATGATAACGATGTTCCGGTAGTGATCGGCCACGGCTATGCCGGTATTCTTGCACCCGGCATATACCTCATCGCATATCTCCCAGTTGGGCGCCTTAAACACATTGGCGAAGTGGGGGTATATCTCCTTAGCCAAGGCCAACTTCTCCTCGGTTTCTTCCGATGTCCATGCCAAGCATTCATAGCGAGCGTGTCTCCACCCGTGAATCCCCAGTTGTATCCAATCGCACTCCATAGAATACTTGGTTAGCAGGGCATCGCTGCATCGCGTGGGGATCGCGAATAGAGTCACCTTGAAATTGGGGTCACGATCTTTTAATCTGCGGAGAGTATCTAAATCATCATTGCCATCGCACAGATCGTCAAAGTCCAATACCACCGTTTTTTTAGTTCGTGCAAGTCGGCCCATAGTCTTTTTTTATCCTATCCCTTATGTTGGTGTGGGGTTCGATGTCAAATAGCGAGCCTCTCTTTATCAATATCTTCCTGCACTCGCGCAGTTCATCCTTTGGCGCTATATGCGGTCCCTGCGCGTGTTCTTCCTTATCAATGCAGATATCCGCGATGACCCGGTTGCTCATGGAGTAAAAATATTCCAGCATCTCCATCGGCTTTTCCACATGCTCTAATACATTCAGGCATATGATTGTCTTAAACTTGTCCGGGACTACCTTATCGGCGGTTGGTGGACATACTAGGCAAGTGATGTCCCTGCCAGCGAACGCCTCTTTCATAATCTCGCGCTGAATACCCGGCGGTTCATACGCATACAAGTCCTTATAGCCACGCCCCGATAACCAGCGTACCAGAAATCCGCAACCACATCCATAGTCCAGCAGCGGTGTGGCCAACCCCATCTCTCTCAACGCGGGCCAACGCTCCCTAATCATGGCCGTCTGATAGTTGGCATTGCGGATTGGCAGGCACACACTCCGGGCATACGCCCCCTCGCCATGCTCGGAGTATTCCGCTTCGAATAGGCCGCCCCCGAATAGGGCAATGTATTCGCAGATGATCTTGTCAAGCCCCCAGCGCGACTTGAATATCTCACAATAATCATTCCAGTGCTTCAACTGTTCTCTGCTGACCGGGCAACCTAGCGGGGTATAGGTTATATTTCTATCGGGGCGATTCTCGTCGTATTCCTTTATCGCGGCCTCTCTGTAAATCTGCAATGCATGCTCGAACGGACTTCTCTGAACGGTATCAGAGCCCATAGGGCATTACCTGCAACATCATGTGGTTATACGCCCAGTCGGGATCGCTGGCTTCCTGCGCGTCAGTAGACTCACCGTGGCTCACATGAATATCCATGCAGCGCAGTTGCGGGATGAAACGGGCCTGACACTGCCGCGACATGCTGGTAGCGTCACCAAATCCCATTGGCGTCCTTTCGTCAAATCTCCAGTAGCGCAGTAGCCCCATTGGCGTGAACCGACAGATACCGCCAAGGATATCCACGGCCTCCATATTATGCTTGCCAATCTTGAACTTGCTGATGAACTTGGGGGGATTACGCAATCCGTGAACGTGTGGCCCCAGTATGCATGTGCGGCCATACTTTTTCAAATGTTTCTTGTATAACCCTATAAACGTCTTAATCCAGCCTTTAGTTTCGAAGAAGCAATCCTCATCTACCCTGATAAAATAGTCCGCGTCAACCAATACTGCCTCATCAATCATGCGGTTCATGGAATAGTGCTGGCCTACATTATGGCCACGGCCATGCGTCTGCTCGGGGATTGGCTTATCGCCATTATTCCACACCATCAGGTGTATATTGAATGTGGGGTGGTCAGCGGCGAGAATGCCCGCGAGCGTCCGCGCTAGGTATTCCGGCCTGTTCCGGGTTAAGACGGCGACTGCGACGAGGGGCCTTTGTTTTTTCTTGAGGCCAGATATTGTTCGTAATTGAAGCAAACGGGCACCTCCATAGGCGGGCGGGATAATTGCAGCATGTCCTTGTGTAAGTAGTAGTCAACAGTAACCTTGTCTACCAGCTTTGCGTTATTACCGAATACCCCCCAGCGCCAGACGAAGTTCCAATCTCCGAATCTCCGCAATTTCTCATCCCAGCCATAGCCACTCTCTCTAACCATATGCCAGAACGCGCCCTTGCTGTGCAGCATAGTATTGGTGTCGATATAGTTCCTCTCAGCAAGCAAGTGGTGATTCCACTCGACTCCGGGCGTGTCGCCCACACCAACCTTCCCGCCCAGTTCTTCATCAAGAATCTTCTGGGTTTCTTCGTTCTCCACGATATTGCACATACGAGTATAAACCATGTCCACGGACATACTGGCTTCGATAGCGTCTACGCAAACCTGCAAGTGATCTGGTCGCCAGATATTATCATCATCCAAATATGCGATATAATCGCCACGGGACTTCTCAATCCCCCGGTTATACGGGAAACAATTGTATCCGCTATTGATTTCAAGCCGGTACGCCCAGAGGTCTACGCCGCGCTTTTCAAACTTGGCCTCCCATTTCTCTAATACCTCGCGCATGGCGGCTTGATCCGGCGTACAGTCATCCACCACGACAACCTCGAAGTCGTCAAAGGTCTGCTCGTAAACACTCCTGAGCGCGTTATTGAGCTTCTTCGGCCGGTTGTATGTGCTGATTATCACGCTGACCTTGGGCCAGTTTTTGTTTTTCATCATACCTCTCATTTGGGGATCACCACATAGTTAATATCGCGTGATTCAACTGTAACGGCTGCGCAATGTCCGCTTAACATAGTATGTGCATTTGCCGTTTTATCTGCTTCTTTCCACGAAGCGCAGTTTACCAGAGTATTACATTCCTTGCACATGACCCTGTTGGCATATTTTCCATTGGGTGGCACTGGCTTTCTGTAGACTGCGTGTGAACTGGCGCTGTTACCGTAGGGTATCGAAACAAAGGGATACTGCGGGGAGAGACTGTCCACGGCCTCCGTTGGGCCAAGTTGCCATCCATAACCATCCATTATCATAAGGCCGCCGGGGCGCAAGTGCGGGTAGAATTTGAGAAAGTCGGCATGTGCCATATTGGGGTTGGCATCAATATAGATTAGATCGAATTCTTCATCAATCTCCACCTCGGAGCTATCCTCGGCAATGATGTTCCATTCGATGCCCGCGTCGATCACTGCCCGCCTGTTTTCTCGCTTGACGCGCTCGGGAACGATATCAATAGAAGTGAGTTTGGCCGGGGGACGATTCTCAAGGGACAGAGCAAACGCCCGGCCACTCCAGCCCCAGCCCATACCGACTTCCAATATGGACTTGGCTTTAACTGATTCTGCTAGTGTGTAAAGGGAAAGTGAATACTGCGGACCAGCAACTTCTTGGCATTCGCCAAAATCTCTAATTATCACATAGCACCTTGGAATTCGCGCCCACTCGTACCGCTGGCACATTCGCCGTCCAGCCAAACCTTAGTCGGCTCTGGCTGATGCATTGGCGCTCTGGCAAGCCCGTAATCGAAACACCGGGTTACTGTTTCATCGCCAAGCCAGCTTCTAACTTCCTTCGTGGGCCGCAACTTCCTCATGGACAATAATTCGTACATTATATTACGCCAACCCCGCACTAGTCGCGGGGAGACTGCCAGCATGTGAGAATACTCGGGGATACGGCCGGGGCCAATACCCCGCAAGTATTCTCCGGTAATCGCATTGATAAGGGCAACAGAGCCGCCGTTGACGCTCCCGGTGCGCCGAACGGCGAGAAACTCTGCATTACGACAGATGAGCAGTTCAAGCTCGGAATTCGTCATACTCCCATGCCTGCCGGGCCTGCTCATAAGTTAGACTCCTCCGTCTTTCTTCGTTACACTTGCCGATGAAGATTTCGGGAAGGGACCAATCGGCTTATCAGTCTGAGATACCTGATCTGCCGAGTGATCGCCACGAGCATGACTGGACTTCTGATCCATAGTCGTGCTAGTGCTGTTGTTCTGACCGCCACTACTCATCGTATTCTCCTATGTAACCCGGCGACCGAGAAAGTTGCGTCCTGCCAACAGTCCCGTACCGGGCTGTGAAGTGTTTTGACCGGCCACCCGCATGTCTGTCGCTTTTCCGCCAGCTACTTTCATGGTCGTAACTGTCGGGACGCGATCCATGTCCTCCAATAGTTCCTGCTCTGTCGCTACTGGACCGGGTTTGTGGAAGGTTTCTTTCTTCGTTGTTAGCCAGCTTCGTCCCTTTGGCATGTTACCCCCTTAGAGGGAAGCGCCACCAGAGGCAAACCGCACCATGCGATTGGCGTCAAGAACGACCGAAGTAAAGTAGGTCTTGATACCAACACTGCCCAACTGGTTGACAGGATCGGTCGTACCAGACGAACCAACCTGTTTCACGAATACCGAAGCGGCGGCACCGTCTAATTCGACAACACCGAACGCGCCCGGCGCGATTGTGGTAGTAACGAATCCGCTAGCTCCAGCACTAATGCGATAGAGCGATGCGGTGGTCGGGAGAAGCTGTTTCGCTTCACTGGACTCGATAACACGGGTTCCGTAGAGACTGCCCACTTCGCCGTGGTAAATCTTGTCCTGCCCGCTTGCCGTGTTGCGCTGGACATCCGCCCACGCGGTAATAGCCGTGGTATCGTTCCGCAAGTCAAATGCAACCTTGGGGTGCATAATCGTTGCATAGAGGCCATCGGCCCAAGTGCGGGCATTGTCCTCGCGCAAATTCGCTGTCGCCCGCATAAGGTCAACAGAGTTAATGAGCGAGCCAGTGGCCGTGAGGGACATTCCGGTAATCCCGGTAGCTGAACCAGCGGCGGCAATCTGAGTACCGGATGCGCTGATAGTCCCGCGGATCTGGCGCTCGATTGCCAGAGCCATGCCCTTGCTGAGTTCAAACACAGCACCCTTCACAACGTCACTCACGCCGACCATAACGATAAAGTCGGACACGCCAACGGCAGTAGCGAAACCGCCGACAGTCGCGCTTACACGAGTAGTTGAAAGAGTCGAGAGGCCAATGGGCGTTCCGTCAGTAATGGCATACGGAAGTGCAAAGCCGCTCGGTCCCTTGAAGTACCGGGTAAAGTGGATTACCTTGCCGGTGCCGCGGGGGAGTTTTCTCTTTTCGCCCAACTGATACAGATACATGTTGGGGTAGAGATTGTCAAGCAGCAGGCGATCATAGTATTCGCCTACGTTTGTTGCGATAACTTTAGTTGGACTGGTCACCTTTTTGTCCTATACGAGCCCTAGCGACGACGACCGGCGAGGTCGTTCATGAGGCGCTCTGCCTCTCCGCTATCACTGCCGCCCTTAGTCCTAAGTAATTCCTTTAGTCTCTGGGCTTTCTTGAGCAATTCGGGATCAGCACCGCCAAATGTGGCCTTCTCCTGATCGCTTCCCATCGCTGACGGCTCGATAAACGTGGTAGTCGCAATGTGCTGAGCCCGGAGAGCATTGGCCCTCGGGTCAGCCTGTGCGACACCACCAGTTTTAGCTTCCTCGACTGGCTTAACCAACGCGCTCATCGCCTTCATCTGTGATGCGCGGTCGAGATTAGTCAGCCATGTATGGTTCTCTAGCAAGTCGGCTTCTTGATCCACTGTGACTGTATAGCCCTGTAGCTGCCGCATGTTGTTGTACGCGATCTGGTCGCGCTGTTCGAGGTGTTGCCCCCACGCGGTTGCCATATTGAGCATCATGGCCTGAGTTTGTGCGCCGGTCATGGGCTCGTTCGGGTCTACATTGCCAACTGGATTCTGGGCGTATTGAGGATTCTGCTGAACGGTAGCCTGTCCACCGCCTCTCGCAACTTGCTCCTCCAGCTTTGCTATACGCTCGGCTGTGGCGCGTCTTTCCTCGCCCAGTTGTCCGCCCTGCCTGCCCAGCCTGTTCTTCCATTCGGCCGCCTGTTTCTCCGCAGCTTCAAGCCGCTGCTCGATAGTCGGTGCCTGTGCCTGCTGGGCCTGTTCCTGTGCTGGCTCCTCTGCCGGAGTCACCGTGGGCTGTTCCTGCCCCCCGGCCATTTCTGCAAACTGCCTGTCGCGGACGACCTTCTCTGCAATCAAAGGAGACACATCCGCATCAACGCCGCCAAGCTGATTCGCAATCTGCCCGAGATCCATCCTGCCGGGGCCAAGATCGTCTGGCTTATTGATCCCCATGTCGGCTAATCTCTTTTGCGTTTTGCGGTCAACTTCAACGTCAAACTCTGTCACGCTAACTCTCTGATCCGTCACGCCTGCTCCTTTCCCTTATCGGCTATCGCCTCGGGATTAATTTAGTTTACCACGATAAGCGGCCTGATGCGTTTCAACGGCCTTAACCGCGGCCTTACCCTGCTCAATGTCGATATACGGCATGCGGAGAATCTTGCGGGCCACGGCAACACTTGCGCGATTGAGCGGCAAATGGCCATCGTCCGCGAGCATCTCCTCGAATTCCGAATTGATAGTACCCTTAAGCATGTCTGACATAATTACCCAATAGTCTGTATTAACTAAATCCTGCGCCTTCTCGGCACGATCCAGTATATCCCCGGTACTCATACGGCTACCCTTAGCCGGTGGGGACTCGCGGGACAGGAGTCGGGCTACCGCTTCCCGCGCCGCCTGCTCCACTTGGCGCTGGCTGGTTAGCACCGGGAGTCGCACCGCCCAGAGCAGCAGTGAACATTTCCGCCTGCTGTATAGCAGACATTTCTTCAGCGGTCCTAACATATTTTCTGCTGTCCTTTTCAATGAATGCGGATACCACATCGGGGAGGAGATTCTCCATTTTGAACCATTGCGCGAGTTGAGGGTTGACTGCGGATTGCAGGAACATAGAAAGAGCCTGCTGTTTCGCGGCATTCTCCCCGGCAGATACATCGGCGTTGATCATGATGTCGATGTCGTCCTGAAGCATGGTAATGTCCATTGCAAGTGCTTGGTCAGTGCCGAGCAGACGAACGATACGGCCCGGCGGCAGGTTACGCTGGTACAAGCCGAACATCCGCTTGAGGAGTTCCCTCTTAAACTTGAAGTTCTGCCACATGGTGGCCAATCGGAATCTCTCGTTGCCAAGGGCCACGCGCCCCTGAAAGGATGTGGCGGTTTCGCGGTCGCCTGAGCCTGAGCCCTGCTGGGCGGCAGTCGCGGCAGTGGTGCGCTCTATCTGATCCCGCTTGACTGCTGCCTCGGTATAGGCTTGGGGTAGCAATGGCTTGCGATCCAGCACGCGGAAGGCGCTCTGGACATCCTGCGCGGTATCCACCCAGACCACGCCGCCCGGCTGGAACAGCATGGAGTTGTCGGTGACAGCGCCGCGATTAGCGACATACTGTTGCCACACGCCGAGGATCACCTCATCCATGCGGAAGTTCTCAATCCGGTTTAGCTGATCATTCAGCGGCGCGCTATAGCGGACTACCGAATCGCCATAGACGAAGCCGGGGATGGGGATCTGCGGAACGCCAAAGTATTCCGGCTTCAGGTCGGGCGTGGGCAGGATAGCGTCACGGATTAGTATATGGTCATTTGCTATGATCTGCCTGCGCCATCTCACGCCGTCGCCGGGCTCGTAAGATACCCTGCCCGAGCATATGAGCAATTTGACGGTTGGGCCGTCGAACGATTCGCTAGTGATACTCTTGCTGAAGCCTTCCGTGCTGGTTAACTCCTCCTCGCTGGCGAAAGAATTGACACCGCCCTGCCCTTCATTGCGATCCTCTGGCCGCCTTGGCCTTCCGCCAGTACCGTCCTTGCCAGTGGACATAAGCGCGAGCATGCCCATGTTCTTATACAGTTTCCCGCCGAACTGCCGGTTGACGGATTCTAACTTCTCAAAGGTAGTTTCAATCTCCTCGATAAACCAGTCATTATTGCCAGTCGGGTCGGGCCACAGGCGGAAATTGCTGATCCAATCGAGTTTCGGGTCGTCATATGCGATGTGGGGCTGCAATTCGCTACTCATGCCGAGCAATTCGCCCGTTTCCGGGTCATTAACCGGAATATCTTCCACCCTGTTCTCGATCTTCCTCTCCCAGCGCACCTTGTACCAAGAGTGGCCAAGAATCGTTCCGTATTTCTGGCCCATGTAGGAAGGTTCGAATAGATCCATTCTCTGCGCGCCGCCGAGCAGCAACGACTTGATCGACATTTCATACTGCTGGCAATTCATGCCCTGCCCGCTGTGGCCCTGAAAGCCACTGTGCATACAGTTGATATCGAACCATTC